ACAGCTTCAAGTTCAATAGGAGTGAATGACGAAGAATGAATAAACATTTAGAATCCCAAATTAATTTTGCTAATAATGTAACTGCGAACTAAACCAGAGCGAACAATATCTTGCACACCAAACTCAACAGATTCAAACTCTTCCATTGTATTGATAATCTTTTGGAAGTCAAGGATGCCGTTACGTTCGTTGGTTTTAATCAAGTCAGTTTGCTGAACGTCACCAGAGAAGATAATCTTACAATCCTGTCCAACACGAGTGATGATAGAATCAAGTTCGTGGAAGTTTAGGTTCTGCATCTCGTCCACAACAATGATACAATTATCCATCGTAGTTCCACGAAGGAATGATGTAGACCAGAAACTAATGGTGCCTTGGTTCTTTAGGTTACCATAGAGAAGTTCAAACTCTTCCTCTGTAGGAAGTTCAAACATATACTTCACCATATTCTTATAAGGAATCTGATAAAGACTTGACTTATCCTCATGGTCACCAGGCAGGAAACCAATCTCACGAGTTGCTACCAATGAGCGAACAATATAAACCTTTTCGTAAGGAGTGTTCTCATTGAGAACTTCTTTGAGTGCTAGGTAAAGTGCTACAAATGTTTTGCCTGTGCCAGCAGCACCATAGGCAAACAAATGCTTGTCATTTTCCCATGCCTCAAACATCTTACGTTGGGAATCTGTAAGAGGTTCGATATCTTTAGCAAACGTATCGAAGTTTAATGGCTTCTTACGCTTCATTTGTTTTACACTCATTCCCGATGGAACGACTTGCTTAGACTTACGATTTCTTACAGGCATAATTATAGGCGGTTAATGTTTGATCCAGGTGTATCTGCTGCACGATTGATAACATGTTTCCAATCGCTATCAGTTTTATTCTGCCAGTTTCCTACTTCGGAAACAGCATGAAGTATAGTAGGCATCTGAGTGATGTGGGGATTTTCAGTGAGGTAAGGTTCCCTCTCTGCCATGTACATCCACTTCTCAAACTCTTCGCCAGTTTCGTTATTTCTAAACTTATACGTTGGCATATTCAGTAAACCATAGTGGTGGTGTAGAAGGAGATTTCCAAGTAGCAAATGCTGCTTTGTCTCCAATATAATAGTTGCGATACGATTGAATTGTATCGAGCACTTTGTATTTATCAGGCATGGCGGGAGGGGGATCTACCCATCCATTGTCTTTAATATTGAATGGAGGCATCCAAAGATAACCTATCAAACTTTCGCTAGCATGATATTTTTTATAGCGTCGTGTATATTCTACACAGCAGTGTTGAAACAAATCATGTAACCAACGATAGTGTGCGCGAGATTGTCTAACCCAGACAGCAGATGGATGATTAATATGTGATGCTTTATAAAGAACATCTTCGCGTGGTTTATCAAGGCGCCAGCGTTTGATGTTACGATTGTTAGCAGTTTTTTCTGTATAAAGAATGCCGTCGAGCACACGATGAGCAGTGGAAAGAAGTTGAGCATACTCAACAATCATTTTCACACAATGCTTATCACAATGCTCGGCGGCACACGTTCGGGGGTCGTAGCTGAGATAAAAGATATTCATCTGGTCTGCGTGGTTGACCCTATTATACTGTCTTGGTGGGCGTTTGTCAACGACTCACTTGTAACAAGATATTATGTTGAACGATACTGTGGTTCTTTCCTTCTCCACTGGCATCACATAATGGTGTAGTCCTGACGGGAAAAATATTATATTACCTTCAGTTATATCGTAAGTGAATTTCTTCACGCCATTCAAAGAACTTGTACATGGCAAAGGTCCAGGTTGATAAAACACAGTCTTATTTGTTTCATCAGAATCTAGTATATAAATTCCAGAAAACATAGACTCATATGCTTTACCATTCACAATATAATCTAAGCCACCACTATGATTATGAATCTCTTGGTACTGTCCTTTGGTGTAGACATTATACCATAAGTTATGGACAAAAGATTGCTTAGGAACTTTAAAATCGTATGGTCTATTCTCCAATAACTTATCAAAATATTTCCAAATTACAGTGGAAATAAAATAATCATCGAAAATAGATTCATTTATGGGAATATTAGAGTCTCCAAAACTAGTCGAAACGTCACAAACCCATTCATTATCTTCTGATATTTTTGAAAGACTAGATTGTATTTTTTTTAAGTATTCTTTTTTGATGTTCTCGTGTTCTTCCACACAATCCCAGCATATAAAATTTGCTGGGAACATACTAAATTCCATTTTACCATCCCATTGCTTCCGCAACCGCTGGGAACTGCTGCTTAAAAATTTCTCTACACTGCTCAGCGATGACCATGTGTTCCTTCTGAGTGCCGTGAGCAGAGCGAAGGTCGATGTAGTGTAGCCAAGAACGGCACGAGCCAGTCATGTAGATGCGCGTGGGCGTTGCCAGAGGGAGCACGAACCTTGCACACTCCTTAGCGACTCCTGCCTCCAGGAGGCGCTTGTAGAGGTTGTTGGCAGCGGTGAAGTGCTCAGCAATCTCTGCTTGGAACTTAAGTTTCACATAATCCCCAAGGTCATCAGTAGAGTTTTGACGGTTCTTGGTATCTTGTTTACGAAGATCTGGGATAGGAATGTTCTCAGTAATTAGATTAGTATCAGCATACCGTTGTGAAAATTCCTGAAATGTAAACGAACGGTGCCGCAGTATCTGAGCTGCGATGCCACGATTCGTTTCAATCTCAAGAGTCATGTGAGATTGCTCAAACACAGACCAATGATTATGCTTAATGCAATAACGCAGTAGCCCTGCATAGTTCTCATTATCTTGGTTAGCAGGGTTAGACACTCTAGCAACGTATGCCATTGTCTGTTCTGCATCTGGAGTAACAGAAATGAGTTTAACTTTAGAATGGATTGTCATATTGGGGAGCACCATCGAGACGACGAATTTCAGCAAGGGTAGATTTGCGATAACGCTTGTATTGTTTAATTACTTTTCTCAATTCAGATTGATTAATCTTTGGATTGATAAAAGGAGTTTGTGGTTCTACCTCTGGTGATTCTACCACCTCTTGTGCTTCAATGTCAATTGTTTGTTCAGTCATATCAGGAAATAGTTAATGAAAGGTCTACTGAAATATTGTCTCCGTTTGTCTGTACATTATATGGTCCACCAGAAAACTTTTCGGATAAAACAATGTCTCCCGTGGTTGCTCTGACCAAATAATATCCATAGATATTCCCCACAGCTCCAGTGAAAGTCCATGTTTGTGTAGGGTAAGTAGCTATTCCACTACCGATAGTCCAATTACTACCAGTTAAAGTTTTGTATGTATATCCTCCTCCAGATGCTTCGCTATAAGAAGCAGCAGTATCAGAAGAACTTAAAGTTGTGATATTATTAGTGAATAATTTTAACAATAAATTTTCTGGTACAGTAGATTTTCCAACCAAATACGAAAGAGAAACATCTTTTCCGTTGTTTGTTAAATTAATAGGCATTTTACTTCCTCTTTTTAGATTCTTTTTTTTGATTTCCCCACAATTTTGGATTCACTCTACCTTCAGATTGTTTCCATCCTTTGAGACCTTCTCTATATCTATCCCAATAGTAATCGAAGATTTCTAGTTGTTTATCTGGGATAACTATGTCATAAGCAAGTGCCCCATCAATCTCATACGTAACTAAGTAAGCAGTGTATGGCAAACTTTTGTCGTTTGCCAGTTCAGGGTCACAATTTTGATGGACAATCTTCATCGACTACGACCTCCCCATTGGATGTTGGGGAAAGTTTCTTGAATAAGTGGTTTAGAAATACGAGTAAATTTTGTTTGTAGTTTTTTATCTTTTACCAAGCAAAGAACTTCCGCTTCATCTGGATGCAGATTCTCTAGCATAGCTAAAAACAGTTGCTCTCTCTTGCTCTGACTAATGTGATCAGCACCACCCTTTACAAAGTAAAAGAGTTTCTTCCCTTCATTCTCCAAGAGAGTGTTGTCAGTTCCTTCTGGTGCTGGGTTGGGAGTGTAAGGAACTTCTCCTTCGGGAATCATAGATTTGACACTATCATCAAAATTCCAGATGAATAAGCTACGAAGTGTCTGTGTGTTATACTTCGCAAGCAGTTCTTTCTTTTCTGCTTTGGTCTTCGCATTATTAACCTTACGAAGAATCTCAGAAATGAGTGGTCTATAAGTATCAATTCCCATTTTATTTCACCTCAAAATGTGGTTGTGTGTTACGGAATACGAATTCTTCCATCAACTTGGTGAGTTGATGTTGTTGAAAGTATTCTAGGGGTACTTTCCTTTCGTTGCTATTTAGTGATTTGTAATAGGATACAATCTCAGTAGCAAGATGTTCTGGTATACAAGTCAAGTCAATAAGATTGCGATTGCGTTCGTAATTTTTCCTCGCTTGTTGGTCTAAACAGAATACAGATGGGTCTTGGTTTACCCACTTTTCTAAGTTTTTCTTACTTATAGGTTTCTGTCTCTTACCTACCACAAATGTATCAGCATCAGATAAGAAGTTAGGTATGCCATCTGACTTATCTCCTTTAATGATATGTTCTCTG